GGGGGAAATTAAGTATCTCACGATACATTGCGCCGCGACCCCCGAAGGTCGACACGTCTCAGCGGACCAGATCACGACTTGGGACAAGGCCAAATTTGGACAAACGTCCTATCATTGGGTCGTTGAACTTGATGGTAATATGGTTCGCACTTTACGCGATAACCAAAAAGGGGCTCACGTTGGCAAAGCTAACACCGGCAACATTGGCATCTGCTATGTGGGCGGTGTGGACAAGAAGCTGAACCCCAAAGACACGCGCACTGAAGCGCAAAAGAAATCGCTCCTGACGCTCATCCGGACGTATAAGGAGCGATACCCGGGCATCATCATTCGCGGTCATCGCGATTGGCCCGGTGTCAAGAAAGCCTGCCCAAGCTTTGATGTGAAAAGCTGGCTGGCTGCAACAGGAGATTGATTATGGGTATTCTCAAAGGCAAGAAGACGTATATCGTCGGAACCCTTGGCATCATTAGCGCTGTCGCCGGCTATCTGGTGGGCGATATGAGCCTGCCCGAAGCTATTCAGTTGGTGATTAGCTCAGCTATCGGCATGACCGTCCGGAATGCCATTGGCGCCTGAGGGCGCTGACTCTTTAAGTCTTTCAACAACCAGCATGGCGTATCCGGCTATGTCGATCCAATTGTCGATATAGTCCGGGTCGCCATTTAAAATGCGCGCGATCTTGGTCGCGATTGTCTCCAGAGCCTCTTTCTGGTCGCAGGCAAGCTCATGCCAACCCGGGCACGCCATCGCATGTTTGATCGACTGGGTGATTGCAGATCGATCTATAAATCGACCGTATCGATCACTGCGCTCTTGCAGGACACCTTCAAGCGTATCGCTCACTGCTGTAGAACCTTGATCTTTCCAATGAAGAGCGGGTTGATCGCGATCTGGCCGACGCTGTAAAAGTTACCCATGCCGCGCGCAGCCTCATTGTCTTTATAAATCTCGTCGACAATGATGAAATCTGAATTGGAAAGCTCATCAACAAGCTCACCCAAGCTGTTGGCCGGATGCTCTCCAATGATCTGGTGAACTGAATTCCCGCTTCGGGATGGCATATTCATCGTTATCTGAAATCGCATACTAATAACCTCAAAAAGATGGGCGGGACTTAGCACCCCGCCCACCCTCTTGTCTATTAGCCGAAATCGTCGTCATCGCTGACCGGAGCCGACACCTGCGTCGACCCGGTTGATGGCGGCGCAGCAGCCACGACAGGTGCCGGGGCAGCAGCGGGAGCATTGCCGCCACCCTTGGGCACAAACACCAGATCGTCTGGGCGCTTCACCCAGCTAACGATCTTGAAGACAGGCGAATAGTTGGTCGTCTTGACCGGATTGCCCTTCTCGTCACGGCCCTGCGTGGTCACAGGCACTGTGGTCTCAAGCTCAACCACCGGAAGCTTGCCGGGGTTTTCCTTGAGTCCATCCACATATGCCGTGTGGCAGGCGTCAAAAGCGCTCAGAACAGCCTTAGCGGTTGTCGCAATCTCGCGGATATCGCCACCGCTATCCTTGCCAAGCTTCAGCATCATGCGGATGCCCTGACGGAACTTGCCGCCCGGATTTTCAGGCATGGTGCTGCCAATCGGCACAAGCCGGAATTCAGGCGCAGCGCCAGCCGGGAAATTGATGTAGCCCACTTCGATGTTCTCGAAGTCCATTACGGCCTTAAAGCCCTGCGTCACGTCGACAGGATTGTTGACGCCGTCAGAGCGGTCTACCCGGAAGAAGCGACCCGCACGGGCGTCGAACTTAAGAACCGGGACGATGTCGTTGCCAGAACCTTCATAGTTAAAACCAAAAGCCATTTTACCATACTCCAGTATGTTGCGATTTAGCCCGCAACGCGCTTCCCCGCATTGTGCGGAAACTTGTTAGATGCCCCAGATCTCAAACACCGTCTGGCGGGTCATGGGGTCATCAAAATAAAAGCTCTCAACGTCAGGAACGACAAGCGAAGCCAATTCCATTGGGTCTTCGCTGAGAGACAGAAACTTTTGGATCGTCAGGCCGATCTTGCCCAGCGCCGCCACATGCTCACGCGCGTTCTCAAGCGCATATGTGGCCCGCTTCTTTGACGTGATGTAGGTTACCATCGCCTCGAGGTTGTCACCGCGCGCTGCGCGATAGAGCGCTACCTGCCGCGCATGGTTCTGCTTGATCTTGCTGGTCAGCGCGTGGCTGGTCTTCAAGTCAGTCAGGCGACCATGCTGCTCCCACTCAAAGTCGTAATAGCCAATCATGGGGACCGCGAGGCCCTCAAAGTTATGGCTGATGGCTCCTTGCGTCGACGAAGGCACGCCATAGGGCTTCAACTCTGCAAGGCCCATCTCGACCATGCCGGGTATGCCGTTACGTTCCTTGTCGACCTTGTCGCCGCTCAGGAAGGCGCACAGCGTGTTGAACTTGTCCAACGCCACCTTGGTGCATTCCGCAAGCGTAGCACCCGGGTTCAGCAGCCCATGAGCGACGCCATCCTCAACAGCCGTGCCGCGATGCGCAGCCGGCCCCACCGGGTTCGTCTTCTTTAGGCACTTTTGCAGAACGAATGCCGCTGGCGATGCCGTGAACGTGTTGCACGTCGACGGGGACAGGTGGGTAATACCGTGCGCTTCAAATGGATTTGTCATGAGCCTCAGTCGTTTTCAATGGTGATGCGGTAGGTCTGACCATTACGATCAGTGATACGAAGCTGCGAAACCGCAGTCTCAATGTCGACTGTGACGTTGCTAACGGACGCAATCAAGCCTTCTGGGTCAAGCCCGCGAAAGTTTTGTGCAGCACGCACAGCCAGATATTCGGGCATTTTATTGTAGGTTTGCATAGCATCCTCATAGGTAGGTAAAATCGATATGCCCGGACACTACGCCCTACTTTTTTTCACGTCAACCGAAAAAAGTGCTTGACGCAATAGGGCGCTCAGCCCTACCCAAGCAGTCCCGACAAGGGAGCAAGGAGCAAAACATGTCTAATCATATGTCTGAAGACGAAATTATTAAGAAAGCCGCAAAGGCATTTAATCGCCTCGACAAATTAAAAATCGAGCAGCGCCAATTAGAAGACGAAATTCGCAAATTGTGCCGGGAATACGACATCGCGATGCGTGTCTGGAACTGGCAACCGCACATGATGCGGCAGGCAATTACCGCCCGCATGAAAAAGCGTGCTTGACATGGTAGGGCGTAGAACCCTAGCTTAGTGGTTCTGCCTTAGAATGAGGAATGTAATGAAACCCAACAAGGAAGATTTCCGTAAAGCAAGGGACCAACTTGGCATGTCTGCATCGCAGTTAGCCAAGACTCTGCGCATGGGCCGTGGCGCTGACCGCACCATCCGGCGCTATGAAAGCGGCCAAAGCCCAGTGCCGGGTCCAGTGTCAGTTGCCGTTGAAGCGCTGATGACTGGCTTTCGCCCTGAAGAATATGACGATTAAGATGACAGCGGACCCGCAAGATCACGTCGAAACGCTCGACGAATTGATTGACCGGATTGCTGAAGCCATTTCGCCGCACGCTTTTAGTGAGCGCTCGTCGGAAGCAGAAAAGGTGTTTGCCCGTGAGGCAGCCAAGCGTGCGCTTTATGTCTGTGCCCCAATCATTTTGACTGAGGCAGCGGCAAGTCTGGGAACATCAGATGGGCGTAACTGCGAAGCAGTCGAGATCATTATGGGCCTGCGCCACATATTTAAATGAAGGATATTTTATGGAAGAGCAGGAAGACGCCCACTTGGGGCCTGAGGGTATCTGGGACGCAGCGCGTAGGCTGCACGAACAGGTTTATAATGACGTGAAGCAGCCGGGTGACGCCATCGCCATTGTGGGCGTGGTGCTGACCAATATGCTGATTGCTGGCCGCATCGCCGGCGTCGATGAGAAATTTATCGATCACGTCCTCAGCACGATTAAGCAGGACATTGAGGCAGGCGTTCAGTCCGCCCAATCAGAGAGCGTAAATTAAGGAGCAACAATGCCAAAGGATGATTACGCATTTCCGCGCAAAAGCTTCGGCTGGGCGCCGGGTATGGAGCTTCGCGACTGGTTCGCGGGGATGGCAATGCAGGGAATTCTAGCAGGCCGCACGGGATGGGTTGACTATGACCGGGTCACGCTGGAGTCTTATGCCTATGCAGACGCCATGATTGAACACCGTAGCAAGGAGCAAAATAATGACTGATGAAAGC